ACAGCGATATTAGCACTAATGTAGTTAGTTCCTTTAGCATTAATAGTTATAGCTTCTAACTGTCCGTTGCTATAAAATTGGTTGGTTAATGCAGAAATAACTGGCATATGCTCATTTGTCACAAACTTATTTCTTAACCCAATTGGAATATTATACATATATTTCCAGATATATCCATCTGGCATTAAGATTGGATTGGTTTGAGTTCCACTTGGTTTGAATGTAGAAAGAGAATTTTTATTGTTATCCAAACACTTATATACATTAAAATCATCTGTCAATACATAAAACTTAGAATTTTCTAATTTATGTGCTCCATTATTTGGAGAAATTTCAACAACTGCAGTCATTATACCACCAGTACCACCTCCACCAGTAATAGTTACTGTCGGTATAGAAGTGTATCCACTACCTGTTGCGAATCTCTGGACTCCAATTATTTTTCCAATAGCAGTGTCAACAATTGCTCCATAAGAAGCACCAGTTCCACCTCCACCAGTAATAGTAACAGTTGGTAGTGATGTATAACCAGAACCACCATTTTTAAGATTTAATCCAATAACTTCTCCACTATAACTATCATCATACATATCATAAACTGTATTTGATAACCAGTTTATTCTATCTACAACAAAAGATACATCAGAAGAGTTGATAGATTTATATGTTATAGCTTCTGTTCTTGTGGCTCTTTCATATGCATAACTATCAATTGGGTAAGGTGGATCATCATCAGTATTCCATGGAATGGTTTTACCAAGCATGTAATAGTAATTAGACTTTTTAGTCGTGATGTCTCGATACACACCTTCTGCAAGTGATTTGTGTAGAATTGATTTAATTAAGTATGACGTAGTCATTAGATCAGCCTGTCTTAAATTAGCTTACTGTGATAACCCATGTAATAGTAATTTGATCGCCTGAACCTTTGTTAACTATTGGGAATACAGTACGGCAAAGCATTGTTCCTGCAGTAGATGCATTAAAAATACCAGCTTCAGTAATAGCACCATCACCAGTACCTGCAGGAAATGTAGCAGTATAAGTGATTGTATTATTTAGAACAGATGAAGATGAAAGAGCGACACGACCAGTTTGTGTCAATGTAGTGTTTGATACATCAGCTGCAGAATTTCCAGTTCCAATACCCATGTGAGTCATTGAAACTGGTGAATTTGTAGTGGCGACCATTTTAGAAGCGATATAGTTCTTACCAGTTGTAACAACCAAGTTAGACACATAACGCTCATCAATTATCTTCCCACTTTTATTAGTTTTAACTAGGTGCACACGACCAGTTACTTTCAAGCCTTCAGCAATAGAATTAATATCCATAAAGATCTCCTTTTTTAATTAGCTACTAAATGTAGCATCTCTGTTATTTGAATAATGCTCAGAGAAATAGCTACCATCAGTATAAGAATTTAGTACGACGTAACCACCATCTGATTGTATAGTGATTTGATTCGGTAACATAGTATATTTAGTATTAGTATTTAACTCAATTAAGACCAATGTATCTTCTTGGTCTGCTAGTTTAGATGATTGAAACTTCTCCTGATCAATTAAAACTGATTCTAAAGTGGTAAAATCACTAGTTTTAAACAAACCTGGAGCTAATGTAAACTCAGAATCAGTTAAAGTTACTGAGTCTGTTTTGTTGGTATTATATGATACAGAAAGTACATCAGAACCTTCTGGGAATCCTGTGTATTCTTCTGAAACACCTTTACCAAAAATATTGGTAACAACACTAGTTAATGGACTAGTCCCAACCACAAAATTATTAACTGTAGTTTCAGATAAAGTAAAATCATCTGTAGAAAAAGTTTTAAATGTGTGGATTGATTTATCGTCTGCAATAGTAACACCTGGAGAATCACTTAGACGAAGAATCAGAGATTTAATCATTGATTCAATTTCTAGAGCTAAGTCTACTTTAGTTGTTACGTCAAACTCACCGAATAGTTCTACACCAGCTGGGTGTAACATAGTCTTAACAGCAGACTTATAATCATTTAGACGCTCATCTAATCTAATAACATATGAAAATGCTTGATAAAACTCACTGTCTTGAATAAAGATAGAATCAGAGAGGAATCCATTATTCGTTGCGAAATAACCAGGATATTTCGCAACAGCATCTAATTTAATCTGAAGAACAGCTGGATCTTGAGTGGCACTTGCTGCATTAACTGATGTTGTTTGAAATTCAGAAAGTAATGTACCAGCATATGATCCATCACACCAGTCTGGCGTTATATAATCTGGTTTAGAGATGAAACCCTTCTCGTTAAACTTAATAGCAGGGTCTTCCATACCAACATTAAACTGATTTAATCTTAATTCAGCATCATACTGTGAGGTTCCAATTGGATAATTAACAGGTGTTGGGTTAAGTCCATTATCAATAGTGGACAATGTGAAAACAGATTCAGTACTGAATGGTCTATCTGAAGAAGCCAGTGATGTTGTAGGTAACAAAGCAGATGTAAAATCTGTCAGGTAGTTAACGCCAAATTTAATAATCTCTGCGTTTTTAATCCCACCATTATCATCTATTCTAGTTATCTTGATTAAAGTGCTGGTTCCAGTACTACTTTGAATTTTAAATAACTGTCCAACTTTAAAACCAGATCCAGCATAAACAACATTAACATGAACTGGAATGGCAAGAATTTCTGCCTGAAATAGATCAGTATATCTGATCCTATTACCTGGAGCAATAACACCATAGTACTTTCTATCAATGAAGAATTCATATACATTACCACCTAAAGCAACAATTCTATCAATCTCACCTTCAATGTCTTGTCTTCTATCAATAGGCACTTTAATAATCGTAGAACCAGTTTCAATTTCTACAATTTTACCAACGACATCCTGTGGATTTCCATATTGAACTTTAGCAAATAAAGATACATCTTGATTCCATCTACCATCAGAAGCACGCAATAGTTGCTGACCAGGATATGATAGTTGTACTTCTTTATTATATAAAAGTTTAAACAACAACTTATATGATGCTTCACTACCTTTAGCTAGGTATAAGTCTTTAATGCGCTCTATGTAAAATCTATCATCCTGAACAATATTTGGAAGATTATATGCTAACTCTTTCTTAAAATATTGAACAAATTGATCAAGAGTTGTATCTAAGTTTCGTGTTTCAGCATAATCTAAAAGTTGGGTTTGTAACCACTCATAGTATGCTTCAACGAAAGCAACGAATGTTGGATAATCTTCTCTGACAAACTCAGGAATCTGACGAGAAACTAATGATGATATTTTATTTCTAGACATTATCTAACAGATGTAAATACGTAATTCTGACCAGCTTCTAAGTTACCACTAGATGACTTATCTGCGATTACAGAGATATTTAAATACTCTGGATCGATTTGAACAATTTGATTTAGAGCAGAAACAACATCGTAAGAAGAGGGTTTTATAGTTATCTCGAATGCATCTTCAGCCAAAGAAACGATGTTAAGATTTTTAATGTTAATTAAACCAGTGCTATAAGAGATCGTTCCGATAGTTGCATTAACAACTATTTTAGAAAAGTTAGTGTCATAATAGAACAGACGAATATTTCCTTTTTCATCGTCGTCAAGATAGTGCACAACAGTACTGTTAGGAATTAAGAATCCAGTAGACTTAAATACGTCGCCAAGATTGTTACCCTCTTGGCTGATAGGATTAATCAGATTGATAGTATACTCTGAGTTTAAATTATATTTTGGAACAATACGTCTAGTGATAGTTAACTTAGTCACGTTGTTGGTGATAGAACTATCTGATGCATCAATAATGCTACTCAATCTAGAGAAACGAAGAAGACCATCAAATTTCTTAAGATTGTCATCGTTATAAGAAATTATTGCATTTTTAACAATTGTTGTTAGTTGTGATGGTGTTTTTGAAGTGTTTCTATCATTATAGTAAACAGTACAATCAATATTGATATTTAGATAATCTGGATCAACAATTTCTGGTGTTATTGAAACGACATTTCGTTTTAATAAACTTGATACCAAGTACTCTTTCTGTAAGTTTGTTAGTTTAGTACTAGTTGTTGGTTTTACACAAATAAAAGTCTTACCATAGATCTTAGGGATATTGTTCTCTCCACCCCAAACCTGTACAGTTTCAGTTTCTGGTAAAATATTGCGAACTAACACTCTGTAATCTTCTGGAGTGACTGCTCTATTCTGTGCAGCATATGTTCTTGGTGCATTAAATTTAATAGAAGAAATTGATTCTGAAGCTGCACCACCACTAGAATTAGAGACAGTCGCAACTGTTAAATTGCTACCAAGAAGTGTAACACCACCATACAGAAATGATTTAACATTATTAGCTTTTTCTAAACTAGAAACAAAATAATCTAAAGTAATAACATTACCTGGACTAAGCGCAGTTCCTACAACACCATCACCAAAATTTAATTCGTAAAGACCATTATCAATTTCTTTAATAAAGTACACATTTGTACTTTCATTGGCTACAACTAAATCTTCTACTTTACTGAATACTGTATACTCATCACTAGATGCTGTTTCTTGAACACGAACAGCCAAAGTCGAGAGATCAACATTTGAATTCGGTATAATAATTCTTTGACCATCAGTATAAGTATATTTAAATTTTAATGGAGTTCCTTCTACAATAGTTACATTAGGAAATTGATAAACACCTAAACTATTTTTAGGCACTGTCAACGCACCTCTATTATAAAATATGTATGTTTCACCATCTACAGTTGCGCTAAATGGTTGATATGGAGGAAGTGTCACAACTGCAGGGTTTGATGTTGGACTAGAGATAGTAATATTAACTGTTGCAGTTGAACACTTTGCAGAAACTGGTGTATAACCTAACATCTTAGCCAGAGAAACTACAGAAGATCTTTTACTTGCAGAAT